TATGTATTCTCTACAAAGCCACGTAGGATAGCTGTCGATGCTAATGTAGAACTACGTGTAAAGTCTGCCATTGATAGTCCATAGAATTCAAATGGAATATCGATTGGAACAATAGAAGCTAGTGGGATATAGTCACAATCTTCTTCATGAAGGATATGTGCACCAGCAATAATAAAGTGTTTTAGTTCTGCAATACCATCACCATCACGATCAACACGTAGCCAACACTCAGTTACAATAACTTCTTTATTTGCTTCTAGTGGGATAGCTTGTTGCTGGATAGATCCTTGATAGTATTCCTGACCAGTAACCTGTTTACGGGCTGCGATATCTTGAGAGTATTTTGATGCACCAACCCAAGACTCATCACCTAGTTCATCCCAAGCATCAATATTATCAGCCATTTCTGGATAGAACTTACGAATCTCTGATCGTGTCATTTCATTTTGAACACCAACAAAAGATGCATCATCAATTGTTGTAGCGTCCCTTGAAATACGAAAGTTTTCTGGTGGAACTAATTCAACCTTAACTTTAGATTTGTTAATACGTTTACGGATACGAACATCAACGTACATAAGTTCAACTTCTTGAGAGAACTCTTCCGGTTGATTTTCAAATTGTAGATCACCTACAATCTCAACGTCATCATCTGCAAGAAGATCGTCAAGGTTTGGTTGACTAATCTTTTCGTATTCTTCAAATACGTAATCGTAATCCTCTACATATCCCCAACGACAGACAGCATTCTTCCACAACAAAGCGGCTTTCATCCACTGTTGAATAAGTTCCCATCCGTTGTTCTTTTTAAATAGACAGTAGTTGACTAGATCTGATGCATCCTTTGCTGCCTGGATAGCCCCAGGGGTTGCATCATAGGGTATCATTCGTGCTAACTTCTGATTACTAAGAAACAAATCAGACAATACTGCAGTGTATGCTTCAACAACTTCAGTAGTTGATGTATCGACAATAGAACTAACACCTTGTGGTGCTAGGTGAAAGTCGGCAACACCTGCATATTCATACGTTGCTTTTAGTCGCTCTCTTGCTAGTTCTGATGAGTTTAACCAATCACCAGTTGAGTTTTGTATACCCGACTCAACAAGATTGACAAGTTGCTCATCACTAACAACTTCTTTATAACCGTGGGGTTTATCCATTAATTCTTCCCTCCGGTACCGGAATAAATAGGCTTAGCCTTTTCTAATTCCTTTACAGAGTAAGCGCCAGCTTTTGGCAACGGAGCCTGTGCTTTCTTAGGCTCTTTTTGTTTGTGTGTTTCTTCTATAAATCTAGACATGTTACCACTCCTGGGTTTACGCTCTATGTCGTTTTACTTTGCTTGCAACCTTTTTAGGTTGTCTGCTAAATTGTTTTCCTGCTTTTGTAGCTTTTCTCTTAGCCCTAGTGGTAGCAGCGTGTTCTGCTGCCGTGAGACTTCCCACAGCTGAAGCTGGCATATAACGCTCTCCAGTAGCCAACGGACCCTGAGTAGAGTTCTTACCACTTTTGGTTCGCCACTTCTGAGAAGTCCATTTGTTCAGACTTTTTTGCGATGGCTTTCTCATTCCTAATCTCGATAGCCTCCACCATTTGCTTTATATTGTTTAGCAAGAATCTGCGCCTTTCTAGCCGACCATTGGCCTGGACGACCTCCTTTACCACCCGCTTTAATTTTGTTAAACAGGTTTTTACGCATGGTCGGTTTTGTGTAGTTTCCTGCCTCATTAACAGCCATCTCCTTCTCCTACCATTTTACTTTGTCTGCCCAGTAAGCAGCACTTAAAGGACCACGTGCAATATTCTTTGCGTGTCTGGCCTTAAAAGATTTACGTTTCATTTTCATACGCCTAGATTCACCAGCCTTTGGTTTACCTGCAGTACTTGCTCCCTTTTCTCCAAACCGGATTAACTTTCCTTTCGGTGGGTTACCACCCGACCTTGCAAGAACAGCATGGGACTTCTTTGGGTGCCCAGGGGTTCTCTTTGGTTTGTTGTAACCGGAGAAGGTTTCTCCACCTTTTGTAATTGACATGGTTCTTCTCCTCCTAAATATACAATAGGGCTTTTATAATTATTTCTTTTCCACTTTGGGGGTGTCATTATACTTACCAATACCTGCCGCAGTGATCTGTCCTATAGTTCTACCACAGCCAACACAATATTTACCCATAGCATCTAATGTGCATATGCCGATACATGGACTACGATTTGTGTTCATGGCCCATCCAGATTCCGAATACACCAGTCATAACACCCATGACAACAGACACAAAAGCAGACTGTGCTCCTGTTGGATTATCTAGTTCCATAAACCATTCAGCACAACGCCAAGACATCACTGTACTTGCCAGCATCATTAAACGAGGAAGTATCTTCCATTTAAGAAATGTTTCTACTGTTACTGGCATACAAACCTCCGTTATGATACTTCTTTTTCTAAAGTTTCTACTTCTTCTTTAAGAAGTCTTAATCGTTTTTTCTTTTGGATAAACTCACGTTCTTCTGGAGACACGTGACGTTCAACATGCATACGACCAAAACCATCGTGATAAATATCAATTGAATCTCCTGATTTATAGTCTTCTTCTAATAACCAGGTTTTTTTAAATAACAACATAGTTTTCTCCTATTTTGTTTAGCTTTTCTTGCTTTTTATTTTTTCTGTATATAAAATAAGTGGTGGTATTTCCGCTACGTACCACCGGACGTATGAGGACAACGCGGAACTCTAGGGTCCTTAGTGACCCTTTTATCCTTTATGTTCTATAAGGGGTATATGGATTAAGACACAGAATAGTGTTTAGATTAAATTACTGTTTGGCTTCCACTATGGGTTTGAGCACGATTTATCCGTCTGTGTAGTGGTAGTAAGAGTATCTATATGTTTACAGCCAGTTTGTGTCCACTTGTTCAATAGTAGATAGCTTCTGTTTCCAAGATACATTTGAGGTACCTAGTTTATCCCAATGGGTCCGTAGTACTTCACATCCTATAGCTAATGCAATAACTGAATCATCGTAACAGTTAGGAGCAGCCTCTGTTTTACCTGTATCAGTAGATATATAATCCTTAAGTTCCTTAATGATTTGAACAGAAGGTATTAACAACTCTTCGTTTTCTATAAGGTTCTTTAGGTTTGCTATGATGACAGGTTTAGTAGCAGATGTAGTTCTAAACCCTAGTCGTACACCTTCTTCTTTAGATACATTAGCTACTTTAGTTTGTCTGTATAAGTTTATGTAGCCCATACTGTCAAGTTTCTGTAACGTAGCAATACCCATAGAGTTAGATTCTACAGCTAACAAAGCATTGTTGTAGTATCTCCCTAAGTAAAACAGTAGATCTCCCCACATAGATGGATCAATCTTATTGTTCCTATAATGAGCAACTACTTCATAGTTTTTATTTAGTACAACTGCAGCAGAATAGTCTTGACCTACCCCCAGGGCAACATCAGCAGCAATAACATAAGGTGAATCCCAATCAGGGAACTGGTATATGTACAGAGAACCTTCTTTGTTTTCATCAAACATTTTAGATGAAGGATCCCATTCAGACCTTCTCTCGTAGGATTGTGGTACTAGTGCGTCCAGACGCTCCAGGTTGAAGACGTTAGATCCTGACATAATAAACGCTTCGTCAGCTGTTGATGGGTACTCTTGTTTGAACTTGAGTTCTCCACCTTCTGCAATCTTAAGCCTTCTCCAGTAGATCTGTCCGTTGTCAAGGCTATGTTTATCTCGTAGCTTTTCTTCTTCAACTGTTAACTCCATGTTCTCTGGGGGTTCTCTAGTGTATTCCGGTGTAATATACCACGGTAAGAAGATTGGTAGGTATTCATTGTCACCATCTACAGCACCCTTCCAGAGCCTGTAGAACTCTCCTTGAGCACCATTAGCTGTAGACTCCAGAATAACCTCTGTTCCATCAGCACTTGAGATACCCTGGAAAAGTCCTGCTAGGATCTTCTCATCATGTTGCCAGAAAGCTACTTCTGAACAGTGTGCTATAGTTGGCGTAGTACCTCGTCCAGCTTCTGGAGACCCCGCTGTATATAATCGATAAGAAGCAGTAGCATCTTTATCAGCCATAGCGGGACTATTAATAATAATTTCTTTAGCATTACTACGTATTTCTTTAGGAGCAAGATCACCTTCCATGTTACGGATAAGATTCTTTGACATATTAAATAGGGCATCTGACGTAGCCGAATCATGAGCCATGACAACTGATCTCGCATAGGGAGTATAGTAGCTCTTCCAGAAGACTCGTCCAGCGCAGTATGTCGAGATACCTTGTTGACGAGCTTTGAGAATAATTGCCCTAACCTTTCCTGTATCATTCTTTTGTTTCTCCAGTTTTTCTGTAATTATCTTCTGAGCTTCGTTAAATATAAATGGTACAAAGCCTTGTGATACATCTTTTGTTACAATTTGTATTTGTTCTTGTGCAAATCTACTGAAGTTATCTTCATAGTCTTTGAGTCTAGACCTTCTTTGCTTTTCTTTAATTAGTTTAGCTATATCTTTTTTGTTCATATCTATGGTTGTCCCCTGAATATGTTTAAGTACCCCTGGTTGTTTATAAGTGTTTCTTTGAGTAAGCCTGATTAAGGTAACAATATATATAGGTACCCCGATTACTTTCGTAGCCCCCCAATGTAGCCCCAGACAAGCTGTGGCTTCTAAGTGGTACTAGCAGTCCCCGTAGACCCCTAAGGGCACTCACAGAGCCTTGTAGAGGGATTAAACAACCTTTTATACTCTATAAGGGGTATATGTAGTCCTTTACTGAGATCTTTACCAGATGGTGGGTACTGGGAGTGTACTATGAGAGTACCGAAGGACAATGCTTCAATGTATATACCCCTTATAGAAAAGGCCTAAGAATGTTACTATACTACTATAAGTATCCTATAAATACTCTAAGTACTTATAGACTCTTATAGTGTCTTATACTAGGCCTCAGACAAGCTGAGTCCTCTAGATGGTAACAATAATGTTATCATATCTACAGGAGTACTACATGACTTACTATGTTGTCAATGGAGTCGTTTACTTCACACATAAAGAAGCTCTAGCTGCTAAAGAGCAATGAGTGTCCTTAGGGGCACTCTCATCACACTCAAAGATCTAAGAAAGGATCTGTCATGCATATCACTAAACATGCTAAGGTTCGCTTAGCTCAAAGAGGAGCATCTGTTCGGGATATCTTCATTGCTTTACAAACAGGCAACAAGATGCCTAACAGAACTGATCCTAACAACAAGTTCACATTCATAGATAACAGAACAGGTTTGTATGTTGTCACTAACTCAGAGGTTACTGTTGTAATCACTGTATTCTGGAAAGGTCAAATCAATGTGTAACTATATTGATATCGTATTCGCCTTTGTTGCTGTATGCCTAGCAACATCTATAGCAACACTTGTATTCATGGGTATTGTACCACTGATACATGATCTCAACAAAAAGTTAGGAGAATAACATGACTGTACTCGGTCTCTTGTTGACACTCATAGGCTTCTTCTTTTCTCTTGCAGCACTCATGAGTCACTCAGATCCATTCTTTATTATAACATTTGTAATACTAACTATTACAGGTGTTGTTATATACTCAGCAACTCTTGTAGATTGGAGCTAACATGATAACAGCTATTATTCTTTTGATTCTGTTTATGTACATACCTCTGTGTCTAATGCATTGGATGACATTCGGTGACAAACCTTGGTACTTAAGATACAAAGAGGTGTTCACGATTGCTACTGTGTTCTGGATTGTAGTAATCATAGAAACATTCAAATAACTATAGAAGGCCGCAGACAAGCTGCGTCCTCAAATTGGCTTCAACTAATGGAGCCTCTTCAGGCACATCCTGTGTCACAATCAACAGCAAGGAAGGTAATATCCCATGCTAACAGAAGTACGTAATTTCAAGATCACTGATGTAACTATCAACTATCCTAAACTGGATAAACCTGTCAATCCCTTTGGTACTGAACAGTATGAGCTACAGATTGCTACTGCTGACGAATCAAAGGTCAAGGAACTTGAGGATAACTATATCAACTTCCGCAGGAAAGATGGTGAATTAGTCAAAGACGCTACAGGTATGTTCACTGCTAGTCTTAAACGTAAAGCACATAAAGCTAACGGTGAAGACAACGGTAAGGTACGTGTAGTAAACTCTGACCTAACACCTATGGATAAGCTTACTACAATCGGTAATGGCTCTAAAGCTAATGTCATTGTGTTCCAATATCCATATGATGTAGCTGGTCGTAAAGGCGTGGGTAGTTCACTTACTGCTGTACAGATCACAGACCATATCGTATATGCACCTAGCAACGGTGTAGACTTTGAAGCTGTAGGTTCTATTGAGCCAACAGAAGTTCAAGGTTCAGCTAGCGATCTGTTCTAGTTCTATGTCCTGAGCATGACACTAATCTGCTCTCTTCATTACAGGGATGATAAACCTGTATGCACATTATGTAAAGTAATGTGGTAAGCTATGGGATGACTCAGATGCCCTTCTATTAGAACACATTGTACCTTGAAGAAAGGGCAGTTCTAATATTGCAGTCAGGCAGACCTCTGTGGTTAACCTGACTGCTCTCTTCAGGATCTGGTTGTAGTCCTAATACAAATGCAACAAGCGGTACACGTACTGCGTCTTCAAAAGAACCCTAAGCACGATGGATTAATAACCACGGTGGGGCACATCGCAGAATCAGATTCGGGTGTTCAGTGCTACATACTGTCAAGACAGGGAGAGAAGCGTCCCGTATGCACCTATGTTGGGTGAAAAACTACATAAGCTAGTCGTGGTCTAATTACAGATCACGCATCTTCAAATTGCAATGCTGCCTTGCGAGGGTAGTGGCACAGCTACAACTGTGTCGAGTGGGACTCTGTAACAAATTAAACTGCGTATAGGTGATGCATCCCAGTCACACTGTTACACCCACATCTCGCCAGTTTCGAATAGCGACTCTGTGTGCTCGGTCTTAGTTAACCTTGTAGCACCAGAGGCGCTTGTTAATTTCATCGCAAAAAGTCCCCCTTCGAGGGGCACTTTGTGCATCCTTCGGGGAATCTCGTACTAACATCTGTGTGTCTCTTACAATAACGAGAGACACTCAAAGAATTTTTAGTCGAACCGACAAAACGCATAGGAGTAAAATGAGTATATTCACAGACCCACACGCACGTAAAGATACGTTTGAATCAAAAGTATACACCAGACTACTTGCTATTGCAGATGCAGAAAAAGCTAATGCAGACGACAGTGGTGATGATGTTGATTGGACAATCTTTGAACATGCCGAACAAAACGTAAGTGAATGGGCAGCAGTCCATGAAGAAAGGATTTGGAAACATGTCTAATGACAATAGTAACGAATGGCGTGACAGTGACACTAGTGACATACGGGCTATCGTTCACAACACTGTAGAATTCACACTAACAGATCCAATTGTAGGTGGAGAACGTCCATTACTTATGGAAGTCAGTAAAGCACATAACAAAGAAATATTCATAAGTCAAACCGGCAGGGTGATTGTAGTCAAAGCTGACTATGTAGATGAAGCTACAAGTATCCTTGCAGACTGTGGGATCATTGAAGATGTCGCCCTGATCAAACATATCACTGAATATGAAATCCAACATGATGATGTGTCGGTAAACTAAATATGGATATAGGACTCATCTTCGTCTTCATATTTCTGTTCTTTGCAATGATGTCATTTATCAGAAGCTTTATAACAGGAAGATAAAAATGGATCCTATCAAACCAGTCAACCGTATTGCCCGTACTATGCTTATGAACAGGCAAGGCAAACAGGTTGTGCAGTCAAAAAAGATTTACAACAGAAAGAAATCTAATGACACTCACAGAAAAGAAAATACAAAGAATGGTAGATAACTATCAATTCATTCGTACTTGTCTACTAACTGATTACAATGACAAGACAATCGAAGAGCAAATGACTCAGCTGTATTATTTCCTACGTGACCAAATGCAAGACGTAGAACGTATCGATAGACAAGATGCTATTGATAATCGTAACCGTCTTAACAGTAATGGTTACACAGGAAAGGCTGGTCACTGATGGATCTATCAAACAATAAAATTGTAGTTATCCCAGAATCATGGGATGATATAAACAACTATATAAAAGATACTTTTGAATACAAAGCTTACGCAACAGTCCTTGCACTCATGGTAGAAAACTATACACTACATGAGTTCAGTAAAATGAGTGGTTATGGCTTCTCTGAATGGAAACAGGAGTATCTTAAAGATGTCGAAATTACGAATTGATATACGATGTGTTGAATACTATGATGTCGATTTATATTGTGATCTACCATATGAGTTTACAATAGATGACATTGATGACATATACTCTAATGGATACGGTGAAGTAGCCATAGAACTAACAAAAGACTCTAGTAAGGAATTTATGAAACTTGCTAGACGAGATGATTTATTCTCTTCCAACGATTGGAAAGAACACATTCTTGGATCTGGATGTATGTACTTAACAATTAATCTGCCAAATGATTGGGATTTCTATCAAGCATCTGTAGAAGAATGGCAAGATGGTAGAGTAATTGTAAAGTTAAGAGCACTACATAATGATATGGAATGCTATGAAGTTGACCACCAAGTCAGTCAATGGGAAGAAGAACTATGAGTATGTACATTGTGTCATGGCAAGTCAAACAAACAGTTGACAACAAACCTGCACTTGTAGATCACTGGCAGGTATCTCAAGATTGGTCTCATGCATCTGCAATGTACGATCTAGTCCTGAATGAAAACGATGATGTATACTGTGCCGCTATATCACAAATTGTTATTGGTACAGAACCGCATTGGTATGAAGGGAATAATGATGGTTGAAAGTAAAACACTCTGGTTACAACTAACCACTACCGAGGCTAATGCGTTAATGGTAATGCTTGATAGTGAGATGGAAAGTCAATTTCAATACGACAGTCTTGACCTAAGAGAATGGGAAACACTGGACTTAGAAGCATACAAAATGCTAGCCTTCCATAAATACAAAACATGGTATACAAGGAACTGTGATGGGTAATAAAAAAACAAAAACCGAATGGGAAATCAACCAAGAACAAGCCGCTGCCACGTGGAAAAGCATGACACCTAAACAACAACAGGCTGTGCTAGAAATGCTACAGGCTTTTGTACCAATCAGACAATCAGTATCTGAGTTATGTGACATCAGCTACGATGACTTACGTAACATGGATCAAGCATGGTACACGTTAAGGCGGTTACTTGTTGATGACAGTGTTGAAGTAAAATATTGGAACTATTAAAATGTATCAGCATGAAGTATATATCCCATGTGCAGTGGGTAGACAAACCTTTGAAGATGCTAAAACACTTCTAACTAACATTCACGGTGGCTGCACAGCTTATCACAGTGTCGGACACTGGAACAATGAAGGCACTAACACTGATGGTACTACTAACTCTGTGCAAATGCGTGAAGAAGTCTGGGTTGTTCGCGTTGTATCTGATGACCCCACATTCTCTGGCCTCAATCTAATTGAAGCTGAACTATTCAAACGTAACGAGAAATGTGTCATGTCAACCACTCAAGAAATAGCAGCGAGGTTCAACTATGACAGCTGATTATGTTTATCCAAGACTAGATGGTGGTACTACACTATGCTATGGTGTCGTAGAAGAGGATAGTAATTTCTCTGTTGTATGTTGTGATGAATATATGGATGGTATCTGGGCTGGTGATATTGACTTCGTACCAACAGACTGGAAAAGTGTATGCCAATATCTTGAGCAATACTACTATGATCAAATAGAAGAACTGGAGTCATGCTAATGTTTGACATAGGTAAATCATACAGCGTACTCGTATGGGATATGCCTGTCAGTGTATTTGACAACGAACTGGATGACTACATTCGTAATGAAGATGGCACAGTCAAGCTGTTCAACATACCTAACTATGACTACTCATACATCTGTGATGGAATAGATGTAAATGACCTGTATGAACGTGAAGAAGGAGATAGGTATGACTAAACAAGACTTTGAGTTCTTTGCTAAGTTTGCTGTGGATCACAACCTATCAGATACAGCTATAGATCAACTACTAGAATTATTCATTGCTCGTAATGATAGATTCTCACAAAAAATGTGGTGGAAACGTTTCCATTACTTGGAGAAACAAAATGGGTAAACTAAAAGAAATCCATATGAGCATTCAAGAAATGATAGATCAAGAAGTGTACAATGAATGGGTCATGGTCGAGGACTACATTGCAGAATCAAAAGAATATATAAAAGTGCATGTAAAAGACCTTGTAAACTTTCAACTACAAAACATTGGTCTTACGATGTCTCAAGATGAAATCCAAGATATGGTAGAAGACGCAATCAATTCAATTTATGGAGCATAACATGAAACTACGATTTGATGTATACACTAATAATATCAAAGATGCAAAAACAGCATTCAGTGATCTAACAATATACTGTAAAGACCTAACCCTAAGTAAAGGTAAACGTTACAATAGTGACACTGAATACTACAACGTATATGGTTGTATTGATACAGCAGATATTGCAGTATTACATGACGCCTTTTCAGGATCATTTGTCGATGACTCTTGTGATCTGTAATGGTAGAAGCTAATATAGAAAACGTATACGCTGAAGCCGATGGTAAAATTGCCATTGACTTCGGTGGTGAAGAAGTGCTTCTCACACATGATGAAGCTATCGGACTATACATTGACCTAGGCTTCGTACTGCAAGACCTAGATGCAACATTTACAACTCAATAGAAAGTTATTATTATGCAAAAAGCAATCACAGCTAAAATTATCGTAAACCCTATTGGTCGGCAGAACCTGCAGTTTCGCCGTACAACTAACCAATATGGCCCTAAAGGTTCTTTCTCAAGCAACCAAGGATACTTGTCTGTATCACGGTTAGCTGCAGGTAGCCCTAACGGTACTGGTGGTAACTTCTGTAGCCGACCTAAAGTATAACCAAAAATCCCTAGGTACACTTTGTGTGTACTTAGGGACTCTTTTATTTTATTTTAGGTAACCGACAAAACGCATATGCATCTTTTTTGGGTAACCGACAAAATGCATCAGTGCCGTGGTTGCGCCTGATCCGATGCAGCTTGATCTAATAGCTCTTGCAGTTCCTCATCAGATAAATCTTCAGCCTGTATTTCTACATTAGTCTGATCAATACGTGCAAGCTTAGGTGCTTCAAACTCTGCAAGAGTCTTTGCAATCTCTAATGCTGTATCAAGATCATCTTTTGCTACTGCTTTAATCATCATAACTTTAAGAACATCTATAGATGTCATATCTGTTGAATCAAGAACATCTGTTTTATACAGCTTCCATTCAGCCATAGACATCTTAGCAGCTTCACGAGCCTCTTTGTTAGCCTTACGTGTTGCTACACCTTTCTTTTGGGCTTCTCTAGCAGACTCAGTAGTCCACCCATCAGCAAGGTTTTTCAAACTCTTTTTATTAAAAGGCATTGTCTTCTCCATAAATTCTATATACCCCTTATAGGTATATCTTTTATGCCGAGGACAAGCCTCGTCATCAATAAGGTATAATTCTATAAGGGGTATATATAATTACTATGAATTTCAATGATTACCAAACAAAAGCTATTACTACAGCTGTCTATCCAAAACATCAAGCACTTCCGTACTTGGCATTAGGTTTGTCAGGAGAGGCTGCAGAAGTCGCAAACAAAGTGAAGAAGATTCTTCGTGGAGATTACGACAATGACCCAACAAAAGCAGAAGAAGCCCTGGTCTCTATTAGTAAAGAACTTGGTGATACTCTTTGGTATCTCGCTGTTCTTGCCTCAGAGCTTGACACTGACCTTTCTACTATTGCTGCTGCTAATCTGGATAAACTAGCTTCACGTAAACAAGAAGGGACACTGAAAGGATCAGGGGATGAACGTTAATCATGAACCACATGAAGCATTTATGAAAAGGATGAGTAAAGAAATGGATGCTAAATCAAGACAAGTAGACGGTGACCACTATCAACTACCAATACAACCAATAGACTTTATTGTTAAAAATAATATACCATTTAGAGAAGCAAACGTTATCAAGTATATCGTTAGGCATCAGAATAAAAACGGTAAGAAAGATATTGAGAAAGCTATGCATTATTTACAAATGATACTGGAGGATTATGATGTTACTACATGAGTTTTACAGTGACGATGATTGTTCACGTGGTGATTCAAGTTATCGTAAAGCATTAGTATTCAAAGAACCCGATGGTTCATATACTGTCACAATGGTACAAGACGCAGCAATCATTGAAGAACGTAACATCAAAGGACACTCAGAGCAATACGCAGAAGACTGTGCAGAAAACTGGGTACTTGGTGTTATAAAATGAAACAGGACAGAAACAAATTAGATCACATAACAGATAAACCATTTAAAAAAGTAACATGTATAATGTGTAACAAAACCTTTTCCACTATGGCTATTGATAACCGATCTAAAATCTGTCCCAAATGCGACATAGAGAAAGTAGAAAACAGTGAATGAAGACGTAAGTAAAACAGTACTAAAAATCAGAAGACGTAGAGAAATACTAGACCGTTACAAAATAAGTAAAGGTTGCATTGACTGTGGTTACAACAATAACCCCTATGCTCTTCAATGGGATCACAGAGATCCATCAGATAAAATATTCACACCTCATCGAATGGCTTCTTACAGTATTAAGAACATCATCCTTGAGGCCCGTAAGTGCGACATCCGTTGCGCTAACTGTCACACAATCAGGTCAGTGAAAGAAAAACACTACCTAGAAAGAAAAGTTTATGAAACTAGTATATGATATTGAAACAGACGGTATTGATGCAACAAAAGTATGGTGTCTTGTAGCTTACAACTTAGACTCAGGTACAACATACAAATTCAGTGATTACGATGACTCTCTTCCAGGAATGGATGATGGTTGTGCTGTATTAAACAATGCAGAAGTCCTCATTGGTCATAACATTATTGGCTTTGATAATTTAATTATGGAAAAGCTATACGGTTTGAAACTAAATGACAAGAAAGTGTACGACACTTGGGTCATGTCTCAAGTATTACAGTACAAGAGGCAACACAAACATGGACTAGCAGGTTGGGGAGAACACCTTAACAACTCAAAGATCTCTTTTGATGACTGGGATAAGTACTCTAAAGAAATGCTACGGTACTGTGTACAAGACGTAATGTTGAACGTAGATGTGTTCAACACCCTAATGGCAGAGTACAAACGTATTGCTGCTAAACGTCCTACAATCAAAGAAGGTTTGCTTATTGAGCATGATACAGCTAAATTCAATGCCCGTGTCAAGACCCGTGGTTGGAACTTTGACAAGACAAAAGCTAAGAAGAACCTTAAGCTTATGGAAACACGTATGTCTGAGATTGAAAAGATAATACATCCACAATTGGGTACACATAAAGTATTCATTGATAAGATCAAAAAGTTTCCTAAGTACAAAAAGAATGGTGACTACACCACAGTAAGTGCACGTTTGTTATCTGACTACTACGGTAAAGAGATTAAACAAACAGACATTCATGTACACCCAGCAGGAGAACCATTCCAACGTTTTACTGTAGAACAAATAACACTTGGCTCTATGGAACTTGTTAA